TGAATCCTGTTTCGGTAGCTTTCTCTACCATTCTAAATCCCATTAGATAATTACTATCTTCAATAACAATAGTTTTTATGTGTGGGGCCTTTTCAGAAATAACCTTTAAGAGTCTAGTGACCTCAACTGGATCATCTATCTCTTTGTAGTTTTTTTTCTCTGCATTGTAAAGTTTCTGAGAACCTTTGAAGGGTAACTCTTTCTTTGCAACGTTAATAATGTAAGTCTCTTCAGGGTCAAGGTGCTTCACTGCTGTTGACTTACCTGTCCCTGTTTCGCCAACAATTCCAATTAATTTTGAACTCATTTTTTATTTATTTATTTATTAATATTAGGTCTACAAATATACAAAATTTATACGTATTTGACCTTACTTTTGTCAAAGAACTCTAGTGCTTTTTCTAGCCATTTTAACTCTACGGATTCATTAGATGATATGATATATATTTCGGATTTCTTATCCGGAGTATCATACTCCATGGCCATACATCTGTTAATCTTTTGAGCTAAGTTCTCTGCGTTACTATCAAAGTAATTTATGATTACCTTGTTTAATGGCTTATAGGTCACACCGGTGTTACCGATCTTAACTACAGCCATGTGATTACCTTCCCCTTCAGCAAACTTTACGAATGCTTCTTTATCTTTAGACTTACTGTGATGGGAAGGTATACCCAGTGCGTCTGCTATTTTAGTTATACCACAAAATACTAGGATGCGTTCATCTTTGTACTTGTTTAGTATAGACTTTGTCATTTTTTGTTTTGATAAACTATTCTGTATAATCCTCATACGTGCAAGTCTTGCAAACATACTATTACCTCCTGAATACATCATCTTTCTAATAGTTCCAGAGATATACTTATACTGCTGAAGTTCTGTCTTCTTGATGTTTTTCTTAGTGTATTCCTGTATAACAGTATTGTCTAGTGGTACCTGCACAACAGTTATCTGGTAGTCTGCTATAACTCCTTCTTCAATAGCTTTATGAATAGGATACTCTGCTATTACAGAAAGATCTAATGCATAGAGTAATTCTTTTTTACTCCATTTAGATAATGTTCCTGTAAGACCTAGTACATAATCATTTTGTTCGATCAACTCTTTACAAGTGTTAGTTTGTGCTTCTGATAGTAAATGTATCTCATCAATTATAATTATATCATACTCACCTAAGTTCTTCTCTATAGATCTATGAGTTGTATATGTTATGTTCTCATTTATATAACCCATTAATTCAAACTCATCTATCCAGGACTGCTTAATCTTGTTATCAGGATATGCAATCAACATAGTACAATTGTCGTTCATCTGGTCAAGGATGTTGATGGTCGTTCTAATCTTACCAAACCTAGGACACAAGTTTAGGATCCCAAACTTACCATGGCTTAGCCATATATCAGCAAACTCTTTCTGTCTTTTATCTCTTATTGTCATTTTGTTTATTGGTTTGTGCTGTTATTAAATCTTTTATCTTAGTAGTGGACCAGTCATGAGATCTGGTTGTATATATTACTTTGATATCTAAGTCATCACCAGTAAACTCTTTAGGCTTACCGTCTTTTCCCTCCCACACATAATCTTCTCCTAGTATTCTTACATCAGGGTTGATCCATTGTATAAGATGATAGAGCTCGTCTTCTGTCTGGTATGTATACACTTCATCAATGTAACGTATGGCCTTCAAGGCTTTGTAACGTTCATGTAATGACAGCACAGGTTTATACTTTGACTTCCTGTGCAACGATGGATCACGCTGTAATAACACTACAAATCTACTGCAGTGTTTCTTAGCTTCCTCAAATGTGTATATGTATCCTGGGTGTAGCAAGTCAAAGTTACCTGCTGTAAATCCTGTTCCTGTTATCATTGTAAAAAGTATGATTTGTTAGTAATAGCTGCATAGTCTGCATCAGTAATAGAAATACGTTTAGGTAATTCTTTGAACATACCAATCTGACCTAGGAAACCTAGACCAATTCTGATATCATCCTCACCATAACTGTTTTTGATAACACGAAGACTTCTAAAGTATTTACCTCCATGGTCATCTTTTAACTTGTTAAGGTCATAACCTGATGGGTCTGCAACCTTGTATCTCATAGGGTCAAACAATGCCATACATACATCAGAGTCATTCTGAGTAGTAGAACTGTCTGCAAAATCTTCTAGTTGTGGTTCAACATCACCATTCTTTATCCTAGTAGGATTAGATATAGATCGATTGAACTGACTAACAACTACTGGTGAGTAACCATAGAAATCACGTGCATAACGTAACTCATCAGACATCTTATCAATTGCTTGCTTCTTAGTAGGCTGTGCACTTGTTGTCTTTAGCAAACCTATATGATCTAACACAACTAGTGTTATCTCTGTAGGATCATTAGGTATGTATCTCTTGTTATACTTATCTATCTGCTCTATCTTTCCACGTTCTAATGCATAAGCCTTTAGTTCTTTAGCTATACCTACAGGATTCTCTGGCCCATCGATAATAGTTACTATCTCAGTTAGCTCATTCATATAATCCTCATACTTAAGAAACAGGTCATGCTCCTCCTTAGTCATCTTGCTTGTCCAGCCTAATAACTTGTTAACAGGAATGATAACACCTTCTTCTTGAAAGATCTTCCTGCAGGTCCACTTAGCTAGCTTATAAGTCTGACTACGCTCCATAGATCTGTACCACACCTTCACCTTTATACCAGACTTCTGTCCTTCTTTAGATAAGGCCCAGTCTACTGGATTAAGAACAAACGCATCATCAATGAAGCTAGTCTTACCTGAACCGGTTAGTCCACCTACTAAATAATACATAGACCGTCTAATACCTACATACCTATTTAGTCTGTCAAAACCCATTGGTATACCACCATTATTGCCAGCTAGACCCTTGTCTACCTCCTCTTTTAATAGTTTAAAGCTCATTCTCTTTGTTTTTTTTATCTTCTGTTAACTCTTTTATTTTCTGATCTCTTGCTCTCTTAAATGCACCTTTATCCCATACGTGATCTGGTATATATTGACCTTCTTTATTTGTCCTCTGCCAGTGATATGTAGCTTGGAATTCAGTTGCAGGTATAAATTTAACCTTTTCTCCGTTTACTAGTATTGTCTTGTTTTTCTTTTTCATATTAAATATCTGTTGAGCCAGTTGGTTCTGCAGGTTGCTCTCCTTCTTGTTCTATCAGTTCTACATATGCTTCATATGTTCTTTGATTGAGATAAGTAAGACTGTTCTGCTGATATGTTATCCTGTTGCTTCCAGTAGTATAAGACATAGTTACTTTTTGCATTATCTCAAAGTCCAATGCTTTTATCAATTGATCAGATGTGTAATCACCTTCCATTAATATTGTATTGAATTTAATTTTACATGCTTGCTTATCTTTACGAAGAGCTCTAGTACCTTTAAAGGACTTACCTTTATAAGTGAAAGTATCAGTACCAGGATACAGCTTCCACCATTCTTCGAACGCTGTGGCTTTTGGTTTTCTCTTTACAAATTTATTATTAGTTTTATCTTCTCCTACAAACTCTAGGAGGTCCTTACCTACTGTTGTAAGTTGGTGTTCATCTTTTGCTACTAGACCTTTTCTTATTAATGACTGATAGATAGCAGAGAGACGCATACTATTCTCATAGAGAGGTATAACGTCATACTCTGAGTCTATCAATTTTAGTAAATATATTATATCTAAGCTATAGCTTTTTTTGATGAGCTCTTCGAATTGTTGAGGCGTTATGTGTAGCTTCATCTCTTTTTGGTTTTATAACTTTAATAATTATAGGCTTCTTTTTCTTAGCCTGTTCTTCTTCCCACTGCTGGTACTCTAGTTCTGCTATGTACTGGCGTTCTGCAGCATACATGTTATCGTTGCATGCTGCATGTTCCCAGTCTTCGTTAATTAACTTAGACACCTGTTTTAAGCTTTGGCTTATTCTTAGATCCTTTTGGTCTACCTCTACCTCTTTTCTTCTTCTTTACTGGTACTACTACATCATTCTCATCCGGTGGATAAGTTGCATCTGGTCCAAAGAAAGCATATACTATACCTCCTGCTAATGCTAAAATCATTACTACGCTGATTACTGTTTTAATTTCCATTTTTATTTAATTTAATTGTTAATATTAATTTTTGATTCTTACTCCAAACTGTTCATGAAACCATGATAAACAATCTTTTGCTTTATTACTGTTAAACTTAAACACCTTTTTCAAGGTTTTAATTGCATATTTATTAAACTCTATACGCTGATCACTGGTCATGGTCCAGTTAAAATACCACTTGTCATCATCTAATGTATCTACTAATCGTTTACCGATCATGTCTAACTGTTTTTCCATTAAATGTCTCATGATATTACCTCTGTTAATCTCTGCCTTCTTTTTCATACAAATAAATTTAATTGATTAGGTGATACAACTGTCTTAACTCTTTTACCACCTGCCATTATTTTCTTTATTAACTTCTCTGCCTTAAATATGTAATACTCATAATTTACATTGTCCAGTACCTCTGGTTTATTAAGATAGTTACATACTGTGCAAATCCACTCACCTGCTTCAGCTTGTGAACGTTTAGCAGCTCTACTAGTTGATGCATCATTCCTCACCTTAAATATCTTCTCACCTGACTTAGATACATAGTATCGTATCAGTTTATTATATTTAGTAGTTTTGTTTGTTGTTCTATGGACTCCTTCAAAGTGAAAGTCTTTAGAAGACTTCTTTCTTATACAGAAATCAAATAGATTAGTATGCTGCTTTATAGTATCCCTAACTGGAATATTATTTACATAGTATTGCTCAAGAGCAATGGGTACAATCCTAGCAGACTTGTTCTTATGTAGTTCAAAGTCTGTAAGAAAATCTCCTTTCTTCTTGACATAACCATCAGGCATGATAGCTAAATAATCATTAACTGTTGAAAAGATTATCTTTGTGTAGTCTGTTCTTTCCAAAATATACTGTGTTAGCTCAGACCACTCTGCATTTAATTCATGCATCTTAGGTATTAGTTCTTTCTTAATTCTTATAGTAACACCGTCTGTGTTAGCAGAGATCACGTGAATGCCATTCATCTCATATAGTTCAATAAGCATCATTAAGCTAAGCTCACCAGTTATAGTAGTGAACATAGTTAACTGCCTATCATAGATCCATGAAAGCATGTCTGATGATTTACCATAGACAGAGTTTACTGCAAGTTTAAGAGCCCCAACAATACCTTTGGTTTTTCCATCCTTCTTTCCACTAGCTTTCAGTTCAAGTCTTTTCTCAAACATCTGCTTGTAACCAAATAGAAACTCTTTTCCTAAATGTGCAGGATACTTTGCATTGTTAATTATAATTGCAGGATAGTAACTAGCCACATCCCAGTCAATGATCTCATAGTCATCATCAGCTTCAAACACACTTGGTTTATTTTCGGTATGTAGTCCACCTCTCATAAAGGAATATACATTACCGTGATAATTAATGTGCTCTTTGAAGTCATCTTGAAGACCTAAGTTCATCTTTCTTATATTAATAAGGAACTTTTGCAGCTGTTCAGTTTTAAACTTAACATATGGTGCAATACAGTTCTTCATAGCAATAGTCTTTCTGAAGTAACCTTTTCTTGGAAGCTCTTTAATGTCCATATTCTTCTCATGACAGTAGTACTTCTTGATTATCTCATCACCTATCTTACTATCAGAGTAGTTAAGACATTGGATACCAAACTCTTCTTGTATATCTAGTCTCAATTGTATCTGATCGTTACCCTTATACAGTGGGTGATCTGTTTCCCCTATAGTTACTTTATAAAACTCATAGGTTGCATCAACATCATTAAAACAATACTGTAATGACATGTATACCTCTTCATTAGTCATGTTTGTCTTAGTGTGATGTATAGGCATCTCTTCAATGTTCTCAAGATCCATCTCAAACTCTAACCTCTTCAGACTTACACGCCTGTTCTTGTTATCATAGTGATGTATCTTAAATAAATCAAGCTGCTTTAACGATAGCTCCCACTCTCTATACTCTGGAAACACATCATAGTTAGCATCATGTATAACATCTTGAGCCTTTTGTGCTATCATTGCACATATCTCTAGACCGGTACCTTCATGCCACTGCTCATAGTTTCTTAGTACCCATTCTACTACTTGTGCATCAAATCGTAGGTTGTTATAACCTACCCAGTGTGCATCTTTGTGTATGTCTGTGTACTTTACAAACGCATCTAGTTGATTCTGCCACTTACTAACTGTAAAGCTCTTAGGTGTCTTCCCTGGTTCCATACATACAACTATGAAGCACTCCTGCATAGTTTCTATGTCATATATAATTATGTTCTCAATCATTTTATTAGTATTTGTATTAAATCGATTGTTGTGTATATGATAGAAAATAGTATATAGATTAGAAATATTCCCACTTTGTATCTAAATTTAATTTTCATTTGTTGTTCTTTTTATATACTCATCTTTATCTTCTGATGCATACCACTCATCCATATGTTCTTCAAAATGCATTCTGTAGTCAAATCCTCCACTGAATGTTTTATCACATCTACTACACTTAATGCTTGGTCTACTCATTTGGTTGGTTTTTATAGTCTTTATAGTCTAAATAGAATCCAATGCCTACAATTATATGCAAACCTATACTACTTGCTATTTCGTATAGGTCATGAAAGTTATGGATAGATAAATGGATGTGTCCAACTATCCAGAATGGTATAGCCAGCTGTTGACTTATCCATCTAATTAGAAAGGTTATAAACTTCATAAAGTTTGTGTGATTATATTACAAAAATAACAAATTTAATTAGATTACCAAACAGAAAAGCCACCACAATGCCTCAAGAAGACAATAAATTGATCTATCAACCACTTAGGTGAGCTATGTGATGGATAATATACACCATCATCACGTACTATACCTGTCATGGTTACTTTTCCATAAGGTAATACTTCATTAAGTTCCTCTATTATATCTTCTGATACTATTCCACCATTCATAGTGCTCCATGAACCCATGTTACAATAGATTACATCTTCTTCCTCTTCAAAAGATCCATCTTTATCAATAAGATCTTGTAAAGCATCAGCTAGAGCAGTGCATTCTTCCCATGTGTCTGGGCCCATTCCATCATTACCCATCCATGACTCTGTCTTTATATCTAATTTATGGTTATGTGCTGCTACATCACATAGCATTACAATTGGTCTCCATCCCCACCAGTTACTTCTAAAGTAATAGCCAGGGTTTTTATCTTCCCAGTCTTCTAACACTTCCCAGTAAGCTTTCTTATCTGCTTCCGTGAGTGCATCATTGTCCCAATCCATTTCAGGTTTCTTACTTGTTAGCTTAGGCTCTTTACCGTATATATCTACTCCCATAATTATTTGATTTTTTTATATGCTGCTAGCATTTGTTTATCGTCTTTAACGTATTTATTATTTATCTTAAGCATCCATCTTTGAAAGCCTTGTCTTCTTAGTATTTTATTTTTGCCTTTTATTATCATATCAAATAGTATTTTCCCAATAAGGGTCTGGTTCTTCTTGTTCTTCGTTAAACTCTGCATGTTCTTTACAATCAGAGCATATATCTGTTTCACACCATCTTGATGCTCCACAACAGTTGCTTAGTTCTTCTTCCATAAGTGATTTCATATAACTTCTACCTCAGTCCATGCTGCTAAATGTACTACCTCACCATTATCTCTGGTGCAGTAACTATACATTCCATCTACAGACCTGAAGTTAAGTTCTTCTCCTTCTGTAATTTTAGGAGCACCTGGTGGTACTTTATCTTCAACTGTTACTTTAATTCTACTATTTCTAGGTACATCGTATAGTTTCATATGTTTTTTTTGATAACACTTAGTGTTAATTAAAATTTATTTATTTATTGCTCTTTCCCAATCATAGTTAGGATCTTTCATTGCATCAAGTGCTTCGTTTAGCTCTTGTTCTGCCGTTTTTTTCTTAATCCTAACTATATCTGGTCTCTTCACCTCTATTTCTAATGCATTTGCATTACAATAAAAGCATTTCTGTTCCATATCATTACTTATGTAACTTGCGTCACAACTTCTGCAATGATAATCATAAAATGTTTCTTCACTCATTGTTTAAGTTTTATGGAACTTCATCATCTTCTTCCTCTTCAGGGCTGAGCCCACGTAAGATAACTAGTTCCTGTTCATATATTGGTTCGATGTTACCTTTCTCGTACTCATCTTCATCAACAAATATTTCTAGTAACCCATCAAAATCTCTCATAACAATATTCATCTCTTTAGTAGTAAATTCTTGTAGTTGAGGTTCATTTGGGTGATCAAACCAGCCTATTTCATCTGGTGGTATTATCACTACACCTTCTTCATTTAATAAGAAAGGTCTAACAGGATAACCATATTCGTCTATGTTGACTAATCTTTTATTTGCTAAATCAGCTGTGTTTTTGTCTAGTGCAAACACTTCAACTAATTCTTTGTCTGTACCAACGTACAGCAGGTTCATATACAATGTTCCTGGTTCTATTTCATCCGGTCCGTACGAATGAAACACTAATTCTAAAGCTATCCACATATTATTTGTATCTTAATGTTACACCATTTAAGGTAAAGTTAGTATTACATACATTACACTGACCTTCATGTCGTGCATACATCATCACAACTGATCCTTTAAAACACTCAGGACACATAATGTGTGGTTGCTTGTTGCTTGCCATTTCTAAATCATTCATCTTTATTACTTTATTATGTAACCTTTAGGGTCACTAGTTATATTTATTTCTACCCATCCTTTCTCAGAATAATCTGCTTCTGCACGATGGCCTTCGTTCTCTAATATCTTCTCTAGCTTTAAAGCTGCTTCCCATAATCCTGGTTCAGGTGTTTCATCATGCTCATCGTCATAACAAACATCTCCTCTACACTCATAAAAGTGTCCAGCAGTATCGTATCTAAAGTAATATCCGTCTATTCTTTGTGTTTTTTCCATTTTACTTGATTTAATTTGTTATTATCTACCTTCGATAGAATCTATCGCTAAATGTTCCATTTCTTCTATAAGATCATAATCTAGTAGTTCCATGATATCTACACGGTCTACATTTATCTTCCATATATCAAACTCTGCTGGTGATCCAGGATAATCATGTGTCATGTCTTCACCTGGTTCATAACGTCCTTCTAATTCTAGATAAAGGTTTCTAAACTTTATAGTTATTGCTGTTCCTTTTATTTTTGCATTCATAATGTTATAGGTTCTATACTTATTGTTATGTTATTCCACTTTCCTCCCTTTAGTTCTTTGTTAACAAGAAAGTCTATTCTTTTGGTCCATCTCTTATTCATTCTATCTTGAACTGTCCAAAGGCCATCCATATCTCCTGCACCCTCAATACAAACTAATGTACCAAATGTATAACCTAAAGGTTCAAGATCTCTCGACACTGCTATCCATCTATGTCCTGCAGGATTGAGACTATCAATAACCTTGTTGGATGCTGTAATGAATGGTGTGCTGTCTGTCTGTCCTGGAACAGCATGATAAATCGTAGCTGTAACTGACACTTTCAATGTAAATAGTATTAGTATAAATGTTTTCATTTTTTTAGATTTATATAGATAGACTGGTCTGCTCTCCTGCAGCGTTGAGGTTTACTAGTATACCATGATTGTTTCGCCAGCCTTCTATGTTTTAATATCCTATGTCTTCTAGTTTATCATCATCTGCTTCCACAGTGTATTCAGAGTTCTGTATTGAGCATAAGAACATAAGTCCTGCTGCTAGTGCAACCTTTCTGAATCTATAGAATGCAGTAGGTAATAGTTTAATTTTACGTCTCATAATGTGGTAGTACTATGCTCTTCAGCTTGTAATTCATAACTCATTGTTGGATAGCAGTGTTGTTCCCACCATTCTGATCCATCATATTCTCCTCTAGTAAACCAAACTCCATCAGTGCAGTATACAGTACCAAAGAGTTCTTGTCCACCAAAACCACTATCATACTCAAAGTGTATGTCATTAAGGAATGTATTCCACTCTGATGCAGTGTGTCCTTCTTTTAGAAGAAACTTGTTAGTGATATAACCATCAGATTCCCAAAGATCACTATTATTCCATTGTTGGAAAGATAGTTTTGCCGCTACTATAGTAAAGTGTTCATTACCTTTATCTAAAGTTCTTTTATATATGTTACTACTTGTCAAGCCTAGTATGCCTAGTAGTTCTTCTTTTGCGTTGGTCATAATGTATGTATCTTTTCTATAATGTTATTAATATCTTCTCTACTTTGCCATCCAACAACATCGTCATCTATTTGCAAAACCTCATTAGTTCCAAAGTCTCCCTCTGGGTTAAAGATTGCAACCTCAAAAGATGTGAAAGCTTCTGGATCTGTAAACTGTTCTCTTGGCTCACAGTAAGGTCCAATTCCTGCTGAAACTGAGATTTCCCATTCGTTATCGAATACATGATGTGAGTTAATCATGTGAATGTGGTTTTTGAAAATAAGGTCTTTAAATTGTATCATGACGTATTTATTATTCTATTAATGTTTGCTTTGTAACTTCGTTACATATTCTTTCTCCAAGTCTACCAACATAGGTATTGTCATAAGACTCGTAAACAGGTAAGTTCAAAAGATCTTTATGAACAACATAAAGGTTTAAGTACTCCATGTTGATAGTATCAATTAACTCTGTTCCTACATAGAAACTAATAGTCCATGTATTACCATTGTCTTGCTCTAGTACTTTCAAGCTAGGATCTTCAAAAGTTGTTAGCGTAGGTTTATGAAAACCTGTAGTTGTAAAAGTATGTGGTATTGAAGCTCTATACTGAGCGTATGCTATATCATTGATGCCTTTTAGATGCACCATTCCTACTTGCTTAGTCTTGTGGTTCATAATCTTATCGTATTTATTATTATTAGTATAAAGGAAACTATCAAACCTATATAGGAGATAGTTGTAATAATCATAGTAGATTCATACTGTGCTTCTGATCTACCTTGTCGGTATTTATAATCTTCTTTTGTCATGTTAATGCTATATATTTATTATAGGTGTGTTATATATTAGAGTGGGAAATAGTGGTGAAAAGTGGGTACTGTGTACACTACTTCTTTCGTATTCACATAAAATACATCAGAAGTACACAAATAGTAGTAGTATCCGTACTATATAGGTGTTATGTCTTATAATAAAGCCCAACCCTGATACTTTCCCACCCTATATATAAAGAAACTAAGAGTGCAATTGCTCGCACTCCCAGTACTTTCTAGTTGCTATTAGAATGCAACCAGTTCACTTGCGTCAAACACAGGTGCAACGTAAGCTTCCACTTTG